TGAGTGTGCCATGGGAAGCATCCTGGTAGTTATTTCTATAATTTACTTTATCCACTTCTTATTTACTATGGCGGGTTGATATGGCTCTACACATCCACATACACCACAATGACGCAGACTTAGAGGATGAATTAGAGCAACTGGATAATAAGATCCAAGATATGGAAGACAAAGGGTTGACAGTACCAACTTGGATGCGCAATAAACGGGATGAGTTAAGTGTTCGGGTTAATAAGCTAGTTAACGCAAAGGAAAAGTTTGCGGCTATGAAAGCCATCATGGATCCACCCAAGTGAAGCAGCCAAAAGTAGGTAAGCTACAGTTAACGTGTGGATGGTGGTTTGAAAGCTTCTTAGCTCTAGTAATACTGGTACTGATACTGGCTGCTTATCTAGACCAGACCATTACCCCAACTATGCTAGATGAACTTAATCAAGCATCAACTAACTTAGTAACTTTGACTACTACCCCACAGACCCCATCAGTGCGTATCAACATTGAGATAGCAGATACAAAGGAAAAGATGTTGAAAGGATTAGCCGGGCGTGACCATTTAGATCATAGCTCCGGGATGATGTTTGTATTTGATAAGTCAGCCATACAGTGTATGTGGGGCAAAGGGATGAAGTTCCCGGTCACGGTGGCTTACTTAAATGAGCAGAACATCCCAATTGGCTACAGCGATATAGAAGCTGGAGACCTAACACCACATTGTTCACCCGCACCAGTTAAGTACGTATTGGAAGTTAACAAGGGATTATTCGGTAATCATTAAGGAGTGTGTTTATGAAATATAAAATATTGGCAGGTTTAGCAGTGCTCGCAATGCTATGTGGGTTTGGTTACTATACTTTACCTTCATTGGCTGCATTCAATCCAACCGGCCAGACTGTTATGTCAGTCACCACTTCAAGTGCTTCCGCTGCTCTCCCAACCTATGGTCTCAGCACCCCAACAGCCACTACGTTACTCGTGTCTAACGTAGGCTCTAGTTACGCTTATGTCAATCTAGGAACTAGCGCCGTAACTGCATCTTCCGCAGTCGGTTTCGTAGTCCCTGCAAACTCCGTTTCAATCCCCATCGCAATCCGTTCAGCAAGCTACGTAGCAGCGTCAGGAGCCGGGTCAACTACTCTTGTAATTACTACAGGGTACTAACATGATTAAAGACAAATGCCCCAAGAATGAGCATGAAGAAAAGATCACCATATCAGTAGACGTATTCGTACCAGACCACCCAGACCGTACTAACACTCCAATATTTTCCCACTCACGAAAAGTTTTGATATCAGGTAATCCAAACGCCGCATGTGAAGTAAATAATGGGGAGTGTGAGGGTGGTCTTGAACTGCATCATGACTGGGTAGAGTGGTGTGATAGTGATGGGGTTGACTGGGAGAAGGTAAAAGCAGCCGTGCCAGACTTTAACTGGGATGGCTTCAACCCAGATGCCCCTGAAACATTTATAGACTCGGTATTCAATGCAAAACGAGTCCTATGCAAGAAGCACCACACTGGGAAGGATCACGGGATTCATTACCTACCTTATCCAATATGGCAGATGCAGAAATTTAAGCGTAATGACTTCGTCTTCAGCCCCGATGAAGAAAGCAGTAAGTAGTAGTTTTTATTAACCGTAAGAAAGGAGTTACCATGAAGCAAATGTTTCGCAGTATTGTCTTTCTAGCCTTGGCAGCAGTGGCTATGTCGGGGTATGCGCAAGTTTATCCGTATACCACACCAGTCTATCAACCTAACGCTATTGCCCCATCCGTCACCATCACGGCCAGCACCAGCAGTGTAGTGCCTATTGTGTTTCAAGCGAATAACTTGGCCACAGTGGCAGTTCGCGTGACGGGCACTTGTCAGAGTCTTACCGCAGCGGTTCAAGGCACCAATGATGGAGTAAATTGGACTACTCTAAATAATCACACAGTAGGCACTGGTACGGCTGGGTTCGGTACTGCAATCTCGTCTGTTACTGCTGCATCTTTTATTCGTAACAGCGCAGCAGGTCTGACTCAAGAGCGGATTAACGTAACAAACTTTGCGGCGTCCGGTACCGGCTGCACTTTTACCATGACTGGTTCCGAGGCGGGCGCGGGTGGATTGGAGTAAGCCATGCCTGAAGGGATCATTAAACGGCAGTTCTACGTAACAGAGAAGATCGGCCCAAAGCAGAGTCTGACTCCTGAGGGCTTCCTACTCTGTGAAGAAGTCCCAGTAGGGCGCACCGGGTTAATGATATATGGTCCCGGTGAAGTCCCGATTGAGCCAAACAAGGACGGCATTATCAAGATACAGCGGAGTGCGGAAGAAACTTTCAATCCTAAAACATTGGCAAGTATCAATGGTAAGCCGATGGTGGATGACCACCCGCCAGATGACGTGACTCCGGAAACATGGAATACCTTGGCGGTAGGGGTGGCTCTTAGTCCTCGGCGCGGAGTAGGCTCCACGGATGATCTACTCCTGTGTGACTTACTTGTTACTAACGCAGCAGCCATCAAAGCAGTGCAAGATGGCAAGCGTGAGATAAGTCTTGGCTATGACGCCACCTACGTCCCGACCGGTCTTGGTGAAGGCTACCAAAAAGACATAATCGTTAATCATATTGCGCTAGTCGAAAGTGGTCGCTGCGGCCTGCGTTGTGCTATCGGCGACCAACAAACCAATATAGAAGGAAAGGAGCAACAGATGACTAATCGTGTAAAAGTACAACCTGCTGTACGGCGTAAGCTGATTCAAGCTGCGTTCGCTACGCAGGACAAGAAGGCCTTGGATGAGGCGATGGACATGCCGGTAACAGATGAGAATGAGGAAGAGGTACCAAAGGATACTAAAGATGAATCCGGTGATACCCATATCCACGTTCATACCGGTGGTGATACTACTACTACCGCTGCCGGGTCTGGTGGTGAAACTCATGATGACAGTATAGGCTCAGACGAGTTCCAAGCCCACGTATCCAAGAATGACGCAGACCATAAAGAGTTCCGGGACGCTATTGCTGATCTTAACTCCAGAATGGCCGCTATGTCTGGAAGCACTCCTGCTAATCCTGCCCCGGCTGCTGACGCGGCTGAGGAGGAAGAGATGCAGGAAGCCGTCAAGGATGAGTTTCCAGATGATAAAAAAGAGGAAGCAGGCAAAGCCCGTGACTCTGTCTATCTTGGGGATTCATTTACATCGACTATGGCTCTGGCTGAAATCTTGGTACCGGGTATCTCACTACCAACGTTTGATCGTGCGGCTAAACCAGTAGTAACCACTAAGGCTATCTGCGCACTACGTAAGAAGGCCTTGGATCTGGCTTACCATCAACCAGCTACCCGTGACATTGTTGAAGAACTGCTCAGTGGTAAACCAATATCCTGCTTGAATGATATGACTTGTATGCCAGTGAAGAATATTTTCAATGCTGCTGCTGCCATCCGTCGTCGTAGTAATAACGATAGTGGTAAACAGACCAGCGTTGTAAATACCAACAGCGCACAAGGTAACCATATCCAGTCAGTAGCTGATCTTAATGCCAAGAACAAGGCTTACTGGAAAGCTCGTACTTAACAAATTTTAATTGATATAAGGAGACGTAAGATGAAGAAATTTAAGTTTTTGTTTACTGCGTTGGTTGAATTGATGATGGTGGTTGCAAATGCAATCAGGTCACTTTTCACTAACCAAACTCGAGTACCCGAAGCCATTGGTCCTACTCGCCGTATGCGATTCTGCGATACGGTTAATGGAGTAGCATTCCAGTTTCGTATGGGTGCAGGCTTCCCCGGTGATGTAAACCGCAGTCACCCGGCCAGCATTGAACCCATGCTGGTAGACGCTACTTCCCCAGTAACTGCGTATGGTAACGTAGGTATTCTTGATGCTACCACGCAGGGTCTGCGAGCTATTGCTGCCGGTGACCAAAGCAATACAGTCCTGCTGACTCCATATGCTGCGTTGGTGCGTCCTTATCCGTATCAGCCTGCTTCTGCCAGTAATTTTGGTGCGGCTACGTTGGGTGCGGCAGTTCCTCCTATTACAGGGGTGATAGATGGTCTGCGCTCTGGCTATATCATGGCTCAACTTAACTCAGGTGCAGGTGCTGCGGTTAAAGGTCAGCCAGTATTCGTATGGGCAGCCGCTACGGTAGCGGGGCATCTGATCGGTGGTTACGAGACGGCTTACTCTGCGGGGAATACGGTTCAGTTAGATGCTCGCTTCACCTATAACGGTGGGGCTGACTCAACTGGCGTAACAGAAATCTCATTCAACGCCTAATACTGATTAATTTAAGAAAGGAGCAACACATGAAAATGGAAAAAGTACCTGAACAAATCAGTGGTGGTAGTCGTATGCGATTTACTGACCACATGACCTTTGATAGCCCGTCCCGCACTATTGATGCCAAAGGTAATGCAGCCGGAGTTGGCCTCGGAGGTTCTTTCAAGACTTACGATGGCCGCACTGTAGACTCTACTGGGGCATTCTTGGTGGGTGAACTGGAACGTCTCGATATGACTCTGCATGAGCCATTGGTAGATGTTAGCTGGTCTCGTGATATTGACCTGCGTGAAGATGTGACGATTGCTGATGAAGTATCCAGCTTTACTAACTCAACCTTTGCATCACAAGGTGGTCTAGGAGCAGGTAATAGCATCGGTAATGGTAAAGCTTGGATCGGTAAGGCTACGGATCAAGTAACCGGCGTTGGTGTTGACATCAGCAAGACTCCCCACCCATTGATTCCTTGGGGCGTGGAACTGAAGTACACGATCCTGGAACTGGAATCTGCTGCCAAGCTTGGCCGTCCTGTTGATCAGCAAAAGTTTGAAGCCATGCAACTCAAGCACCAGATGGACATTGATGAAATGGTGTACATCGGAGATACGAGCCAAGGTCAGACTGGGTTGACTAATGATTCTACCGTTGTACCAACCAATGTAGTAGCGGGTGCTTCTGGGTCTGCTTTGTGGTCTAAAAAGACGGCGGATGAAATTCTTGCTGACGTAAATAGCTGGCTAACCACGGTATGGGCTAACAGCGCATGGGCAGTAATGCCAACCACTCTGTTGATACCCCCTGCCCAGTTTGGTTACATCAGTACTGCTAAAGTATCGCTGGCAGGTAATGAATCCATCCTGAGCTATATCCAACGCAACAGTATCCTTACCACAACTGGTAAAGGCAAGCTGGATATCTTCCCGTTGAAGTGGCTGATCGGTGGTGGCGTAGGTGGCACTCTTGGTACAGTCGGAGTTGACCGTGCCATGGTATACACCAAGGACAAGAAGCGCGTCCGCTATCCAATGACATTGCTGCAACGGACTCCGATTCAATTTGATAGTATCTATCACAAGACAACTTATTTCTGCCGTCTCGGTTGTATTGAAGTGGTTTACACAGCTTGCATCGGTTATTTTGACGGACTGTAAATTTTGTAATTTGAAAGGAGAGTGATTCGTTATGGTTCAAGATAAAAAGAAAACTTCCGCACCTGAAGCTACTACCCGCCGTAAAGTGGTAACCGAGAATGCCCCATCTGAGTTGCCGGGTGGAGCAATCATTCCAGATCATAATGCGCCAATACCGCAGGATGATCTGGTTACCGTTACTGTCCAGAAAGCATTTGTCCTGACCTTGGATACCCACCAGAAAGTCCCGTATGGTTCCGGTATCCAAGAGATGCCTAGGGAACATGCGGATCACTGGTGGGCAGTAGCAAACGGCGTTCAGCAGTACAAAGCCAAGAAGTAACGAGAGGGGGTCACCATGCCTCTAACCCAGAAAACACCAATGGAACTTAAACACTCCATTGGTGCTAGTAACAAATGCAGTAATACTTTAGGAGGGGTCAGCCATGACTGTCACAGCAGCTAGCTTCGTAACTGATTACCCGGAGTTTAGTGACCCTACTAAGTATCCAACATCAGCAATTAACTACTGGCTTAATCTGTCAGTACTCCTATTTAATGCCCCACGTTGGTTTGATTTGCTCGACGTTGGGACTGAGTTGTTTATAGCCCACAACCTAGCATTGGAAGTCCGTGCTCAGGCAGACGCAGCCAATGGAGCACCTCCAGGAATGATTACCGGAGTGATTAACTCCAAGTCGGTAGATAAAGTATCCATAGGTTATGACACAGCAGGTGGGATAGAAGCTGGTGCTGGCCACTGGAACTTAACTATATATGG